GATAGACGGTGCGGTTGCTACGGTAATGGCACTTGATAGAGCGATACGAAATAAAAACGGGACTTCTGAGTCGGTTTACGATTCACGAGGTCTTTTATTTATCTAGGAGGATAAACAATGGGATTTTTCAGTTCGATATTTAGGGCGAGAGATAAGCCCAAAGTAGAAAATAAGACGGTAGGTAGTGCCTATTCGTTTTATATGGGTGGCTCTTCCGCAGGTAAGAATGTAAACGAGCGTAGTGCAATGCAAATGACTGCCGTATACTCGTGTGTACGTATTCTTGCCGAGGCGGTTGCAGGGTTACCTTTACATCTCTACCGATACAAAGCAGACGGTGGAAAGGAAAAAGCAATCGACAACAACTTATATCATCTCTTGCACGATGAACCCAACAAGGAAATGAGTTCTTTTATTTTTAGGGAAACCTTAATGACTCACTTGCTTTTGTGGGGTAACGCTTATGCTCAAATCATAAGAAATGGCAAGGGTGAGGTTGTTGCCTTGTATCCTTTGATGCCCAACAAAATGAAAGTAGATAGAGATGAAAATGGCGAACTCTACTACGAATACACACGAAGCACAGAAGAAGCACCTACGATGCATGGAACAACGGTTATTTTAACACCGAGAGATGTTCTTCACATCCCTGGTCTTGGCTTTGATGGACTTGTTGGTTATTCACCGATAGCAATGGCTAAAAATGCGATAGGTCTTGCAATAGCAACCGAGGAATATGGTGCTAAATTCTTTGCAAATGGTGCTGCACCTAGTGGTGTGCTTGAACATCCAGGCACAATTAAAGATCCTGCGAGGTTAAGAGAAAATTGGAACTCCACCTTTGGTGGCTCTGCCAATTCGGGTAAGGTAGCAGTTTTGGAAGAAGGTATGAAATACACACCGATTTCCATTTCACCCGAACAAGCACAGTTTCTTGAAACACGCAAATTCCAAATTAACGAAATAGCTCGAATTTTCAGAGTTCCGCCTCATATGGTTGGTGACCTTGAGAAGTCGAGCTTTTCAAATATAGAACAGCAATCGTTGGAGTTTGTGAAATACACGCTAGATCCGTGGATTGTTCGATGGGAACAGGCACTTTCTAGGTCTTTGCTAAACGCAGATGAAAAGAAGGAGTATTTCTTTAAGTTCAACCTTGAAGGCTTACTTCGTGGAGATTACGCATCTCGTATGAGTGGTTATGCAACAGCTCGTCAAAACGGATGGATGAGTGCAAATGACATACGAGAGCTAGAAAACATGGATAGGATACCTACCGAGCTTGGTGGAGACCTATATCTAATCAATGGCAATATGCTTCCGCTTGGCGATGCAGGAGCTTATGCAAATAAAAACAAGGAGGAAAATGCCGATGAAGAAGTTTTGGAATTGGAAAAACCAGGACGAAACGCAAGAAAGAGTCCTAGAACTTAACGGAACGATAGCAGAGGTTTCTTGGTTTGACGATGATATTACACCAAAGATGTTCAAAGACGAGCTTTATGCAGGAAGTGGTCCGATTACCATTTGGATAAATAGTCCTGGTGGTGACTGTATTGCTGCCTCGCAAATCTACTCGATGCTTATGGACTACAAGGGTGATATCACAGTTAAGATTGACGGAATTGCTGCTAGTGCTGCTTCGGTTATTGCAATGGCAGGTACGAAAGTAATCATGTCACCTACGGCTCTTTTGATGATTCATAATCCTTCAACCACATCTTCGGGTGACCACCAAGTAATGACAAAGGCAATAGAACTTTTGGAAGAGGTAAAAGAGTCTATTATCAATGCCTACGAAATTAAGACGGGTTTGTCAAGAACGGTGCTTAGTCACATGATGGATGCGGAAACATGGATGAATGCAAAAAAGGCAGTAGAGCTTGGGTTTGCTGATTCTATCTTAGAAGACGAGAAGAAAAACAAGCCTACCGATGAAGCGTTTATGTTCCAAGCACAGGTTTTTGAAAAAGAACTAATCAACAAAATTTCAGCAAAACAAACGGTAACTCTACCTACCGAACCAAAAGGTAGAAATATCTCAATGCTCAAAAACGAGCTAAACAAAATCAAAAAATATATTTAACGGAGGAATTTAAAATGACTATTACTGAACTTAGAGAAAAGAGAGCGAATACTTGGAAGGCTATGGAAGGTTTCCTTGATTCGCACAGAAACGATCAGGGTGTACTTAGTGCAGAAGATGATGCTATTTACACCAAGATGGAAAAGGAACTTGAAACCTTTACTAACGAAATCAAGCGTATGGAAAGAAAAGAGGCAATGGAGGCAGAGCTTAATAAGCCTGTCACTGCACCTTTGACTGCAAAACCTATGAACACTAAAACCGAGGATGAGAAGGTAGGACGTGCATCCAACTCTTATAAAAAGTCCTTCTGGAATGCTATGAGAGCAAAAACGGTTCGTCCTGATGTTGCCGATGCACTTAGAGTAGGTTCTGACCCTGAAGGTGGATACCTTGTACCTGATGAGTACGAAAAGACCCTTGTAGAAGGTCTTGAAGAGGAAAACATCTTTAGAAAGATTGCAAAGGTAATCACTACGTCTTCTGGTGATAGAAAAATTCCTGTTGTTGCATCTAAGGGTACTGCATCTTGGGTGGACGAGGAAGGTCTTATCCCTGAAAGCGATGATGCATTCACTCAGGTATCTATCGGTGCGTACAAACTTGGTACTACGATTAAGGTATCTGAAGAGCTTTTGAACGATTCCGTGTTTGACCTTGAGTCTTACATTTCTAAGGAGTTTGCAAGACGAATTGGTAGCCGTGAGGAAGATGCGTTCTTCAATGGTGACGGTGTTGGTAAGCCTATCGGTATCTTCAATGCAACGGGTGGTGCAGATGTGGGTGTAACTACTGCGAGTGCAACTGCTATCACTGCCGATGAACTTATCGACCTTTTCTATTCCCTTAAAGCACCTTATAGAAAGAATGCCGTATGGGTTCTTAACGATGCAACCATTAAGGCAATCAGAAAACTTAAGGACAACAACGGTAACTACTTGTGGCAGCCTGCACTTACTGCTAATACGCCCGATACCATTCTTGGTAAGCCTGTATTCACTTCGAGCTATGTTCCTACCATTGCGGCAGGTGCAAAGACTATCGCATTCGGTGATTTCTCTTACTATTGGGTAGCTGATAGACAGTCTCGTAGTTTCAAGAAGCTTACTGAACTTTACGCTGCAACTGGTCAGGTCGGCTTTGTTGCTACTCAAAGAGTGGACGGTAAACTTATCCTTTCTGAGGCAATCAAGGTACTTGCACAGAAGGAGTAATCAAATAGGAGGTGGCAGTTATGATGGCTAGAGATTTACTTGCAAGGGTGAAAGAAAATTTAATCATTACATTCAATGACGATGACAGTCTTATTCTCGGTTTCATAACTGCCGCCATATCCTATGCGGAAAGTTATCAACACTTAACCGAAGGCACATACAAGCACTTCCCAATGCCGCCTACCACACAACAAGCTGTCATTATGCTAGCATCCTACTTTTACGAATCTCGTGATGGTAGTACGGGTGGGTTCTTTGCTAACTCACCTCAAGCAGCAGACCAAGTGTGGAAGACGGTAAATATCTTATTGCGACTAGATAAGCGTTGGGAGGTGTAGGTATGGCTTTGGGACAAATGAATAAACCTGCATTGCTCTGCGAAAAGGTGTTTGTGACCGATTCTGAGGGCTTTTCTACGCCCAACGTTTGCATTTTAGCCAACCTTCGAGTGTTTGTTGAAGGACGTCACGGAAGCGAAAGGTGGGCGAATTTGGCGGCTTTTAGCGAGGCAACCGAACTGTTCCGTTTCAGGAAAATACCTAACCTTAAAATCACAACTAAGCAATACATCATTTTTGAAGATGAAGAGTACAATATCCTTTCGGTTGAGGACATCAAAGGAAGGAATATGTATATTGAAGTTTTGGCAAAAAAGGTGGTGGCATCGGGTGGCTAAATGTATTTGCAAATTGCCTGAAGACTTACTTAAAAAGCTCTCAAAACTAGGCAGCAAAATGGATGACGTTAGTGAAGTTGTGCTTGAGGCTGGCGGTGAGGTTGTTTTGGATAAAGTTAAAAGCAATCTTGAAAGCGTACTAAGTGGTGAATCTACAGGTGAACTTGTAGGTTCGCTTGGCTTAACCAAAGTTAGAGTTGGCAAGGATGGTAATCACAACATCAAGGTTGGTTTTGCCGAGCCAAGAAAAGATGGTAAGTCAAACGCTATGATAGCCAATATCCTTGAGTATGGCAAAAGCGGACAAGAGGCTCGACCTTTTCTTAAACCTGCAAAGAAGCAATCAAAGAAAGCGTGCATAGATGTTATGACACGAAAACTTGAGGAGGAGCTAGATAAGATATGAGTATTTTAGCAGATGTGAAATTGCTGTTTGAACCACTAGACTTGCCTATTGAAACGGGCGTGTATAAAGGTGATGCAGTGGACTCTTATATCGTTCTTGTTCCTATGTCGGACGGGTTCGTTCTTCATGCGGATAACGTGCCAAACGGTGAGGTGCAAGAGCTACGAATTTCACTTTATTCAAAGAGCAATTATAGGAAAATAACAAACCAAATCGTGAAACTTCTTTTAGAAGCAGATTTTACGATTACTGACCGAAGATATATCGGTTACGAAACTGAAACAGGATACTACCACTATGTGGTAGACACCGAAAAAAATTACGAACTGGAGGATTAAAAATTATGGCAACAATCGGTCTTGATAAACTGTATTATGCAAAAATTACCGAAGCTGAAAATGGTGATGAAACCTATGGTACTCCCATTCAGCTTGCTAAGGCTATCTCGGCAGACCTTTCGGTAGAACTTGCTGAGGCTACTCTTTATGCTGACGATGGTACGGCAGAAGTGGCAAAGGAATTCAAATCAGGTACTCTTTCGCTTGGTATTGATGATATCGGCAACGTGGCAGCATCCGACCTTACGGGAGCAACCATTGATAAAAACAATGTAGTGGTTTCCGCATCAGAGGATAACGGTTCACCTGTAGCCATTGGTTTTAGAGCTAAGAAAGCAAACGGTAAGTATCGTTATTTTTGGCTTTATAGGGTTGTGTTCGGTATCCCTGCTACAAACCTTGCTACAAAGGGTGACAGTATCACTTTCTCTACACCGACCATTGAAGGAACGGTTCTTCGTAGAAACAAAGCAGATACTCGTGGTAAACATCCTTGGAAGGCAGAGGTTACCGAAGGCGATACTACAAGCACAACTACAATTACCAATTGGTACAAAGAGGTTTACGAACCTACTTATTCAACTACGACTACAGGAGGTAGCAACTAATGAGTGCAGATAGAACAGCAACTATTACTATTGGCGGTGAGGAATATACGCTTATCCTTACTACGAAGGCAACAAAGGAAATCGCAGGAAGATACGGTGGTCTTGAAAATCTTGGTGATAAGCTCATGAAGAGTGAGAACTTTGAACTTGCGATTGGTGAAATCGTATGGCTTATTACCGTTCTTGCAAATCAGTCTATCCTTATTCACAACCTTACAAACAAGGATAATCAGAAGGAACTTTTAACCGAGGATAAGGTGGAACTTTTGACAACGCCTTTCGACCTTGCTACCTATAAAGCAGCAATTACCGAGGCTCTTTATAAAGGCACAAAACGAAATATTGCAAGTGAGACTAGCGAAAAAAACGCACAAGTCGGGTAAGTGACGAAGAGTTATTTACTCGACTTTTATATTACGGCTTAGCACATCTCCACCTTTCGCAGGATGAGGTGTGGTTTATGCCTTTCGGTCTACTCCTTGACCTTTGGGAATGCCATAAACAATTTAACGGAATGGCAAAGCCTAGAGTGGAAAGAGATATAGACGATATTATCCCGTATGGAATTTAACAACAAGGAGGTGAGGTAAATGGCAGACAATTTCGGATTAAAAATCGGTCTTGAAGGCGAAAAAGAGTTCAAAGCGGCACTTGCTGAAATAAACCAACAGTTCAAAGTTCTAGGCTCGGAAATGCGACTTGTCGAGTCAGAGTTCGGTAAGAACAACACCTCCGTAGAAGGCTTGACTGCACGAAATCAAGTCTTAAGCAAGGAAATTGAAGCACAAAAGCAACGCATCGAGGTTTTAAGACAAGCGTTAGCCAATGCAACCGAGTCTTTTGGTGAAACGGATAAAAGAACACAAGCATGGCAGATCCAACTGAACAACGCTCAAGCTGAACTAAACAATATGCAGCGTGAGCTAGACCAAAATAATGATGCTTTGGAACGAGCTGCGGATGGTCTTGATGATGCCGAAAAAGAAGCTGACGATTTTGGTGATGAGGTTGAAGATGCAGGAAAACAAAGTGAAGATGCAGGTGGCAAGTTCGATGGTCTTGGTACTACTTGTAAAGCAGTAGCAGCCACGCTTGCTGCCGCCTTCGCTGCCGTATCTGCCGCAGCTATTTCTGCAGGTAAAGCACTTGTAGATATGACAACTGAAGGTGCGGCTTATGCTGATACAGTCTTAACCGAGTCAACAGTTACAGGCATTGCAACCGACAAACTCCAAGAATATATGTACGCTGCCGAACTTGTGGATGTTTCTACTGAAACCTTAACCAAGTCAATGGCAAAGCAGATAAAGAGTATGAAAGCCGTTCAAGACGGAACAAAACTCTCTGCCGAGGCATACGAAAAACTTGGTGTTGAGGTCTTGAATGCAGACGGTAGTCTTCGTGATAGTGATACGGTCTATTGGGAGGTTATCGATGCATTAGGAAAGCTAGAAAATGAAACCGAGCGTGATGCTTTAGGTATGCAAATTCTAGGTAAATCGGCACAGGAACTTAATCCGCTTATTGAAGCAGGTGCAGAGAGAATGAAAGAACTCGGCAACCAAGCAAGAGAGGCAGGATATGTTGTCGGTGACGATATGCTTAATGCTTACGGTGCTCTCGATGACCAAATTCAATATCTTAACGTTGGAACTACGGCAGCAAAGAATGCTCTAGGCACAGTACTTTTACCAATTCTTACTGACCTTGCAACAGACGGTGTTGACCTTCTTGGTGAGTTCACGAACGGAATTCTAGCAGCCAATGGTGACATAGGTGCGATGTCTGATGTCATCGGTGATATCTTACCGAAAGCACTCGATATGGTTATGGCGTATGTGCCTGAACTGTTAGAAATGATAGGAGAGGTTGTTGGTTCGTTAGGTCAAGCAATAGTGGATAATTTACCTATTATTGTTGATTCAGCAACGCAAATAATCTTCTCAATTCTAAATGGTCTGATAGCAGGTTTACCAAAAATAGCAGACGGTGCTTTGCAGCTCGTTTTAGGACTAGTTGACGGAATACTAGCACAGTTGCCGTTGCTAATTAAAGTGGCGGCAGAGGTCATTGTTACGCTTGCAAACGGCATCGCAAAGTCCATACCGAAACTTATACCAACGCTTGTCAAAGTGGTAGTGGAGGTATGCACAACTCTAGTTAAAAATTTGCCTTTAATTTTAGATGCGGCACTTCAACTTATTATGGGTCTTGCTCAAGGTATCCTTGATGCCATTCCTGTTTTAATTGAGGCTCTGCCTGAACTTATCCAAGCAATTCTTGATTTTATCATTGATGCAATACCTCAAATTATAGACGCAGGAATTCAGCTTTTGACATCCCTTGTCGATGCTTTGCCTGTTATTATTGCAGCCATTGTAGAGGTAATTCCACAGATTATTTCAAGCATTATAGAGGCGGTGCTTACTGCAATTCCAATGATTGTTGAAGCAGGTATCGAGCTTTTGACTTCGCTTATTGATGCTTTGCCGACCATTATTTTGACGATAGTGGAGGCTATT